ATAATTTTTTAACAACAGAGTGGAGATCCGTTAAATACGTGGTTACACTAAGCAAGACTGGTTCAAACAAGTACTACACAACAGAGTTAACCATAGTTCCTGATTCTACAAATGTAAATGTCAGTGGATATGGAACAGTAGACAATGATGGGAATATTGGCACCGTTAGCGTCTCTATGGCAGGAACGACAGTTTCACTAACTATAGTTCCTGTGGGTGGGCAGACCCCGATTACCTTACGCTACATGCGTACTGGTTTAAAGGCTTAACCAAGGAGATAATAAATGGCAACAATAACAAAAGATTTTAGAGTAAAGGCTGGATTAGTAGTTGAGGGAGCAACCGCAACCGTTGAAGGCTATGATATTCTTACAAAGAAGATTGTAGATGCAAAAGGTGATCTACTAGTTGGTACTGCAGATAATGCAGTATCTAGACTTGCTGCTGGAACAAACGCATATGTTCTCACAGCAGATTCAAATGAAGCAACAGGTCTTAAGTGGGCAGCCCCAGCAGCAGTTGGAACATTCGATACAAGCATTGTTTTTGAAGGCGCTACAGCAGATGCCTATGAGACAACTCTTGCAGTTGTTGATCCAACAGCAGACCGCACAATTACACTTCCAGACGTAACGGGTACAGTAGTTACAACTGGTGATACTGGTACAGTTTCAGCAACAATGCTTGCTTCAGATTCAGTAACTACAGCAAAGATTACAAACGCTAATGTAACAGCAGCAAAACTTGCTTCAGATTCTGTAGAAACAGCAAAAATTGTTGATGCTAACGTAACAGCAGCAAAATTGGCTGCAGATTCAGTTACAACTGCAAAGATTGTTGATTCAAATGTTACAGCAGCAAAGTTGGCATCAGATTCAGTAACAACTGCAAAGATTCTAGATGCTAACGTAACAGATGCAAAACTTGCTTCAAACTCAGTTACAAATGCTAAGATTGCAGACAGTGCAGTAGATACAGCAGAGATTGCTGCAAGTGCAGTAACTGCAGCAAAACTTGCTACAGATGCAGTTGAAACATTAAAGATTAAAGATGCAAATGTAACTGCTGCTAAGTTGGCTTCTGATTCTGTAACTACAGCAAAAATTCTTGATTCTAATGTAACTACAGCAAAAATAGCAGACTCTGCAGTAACTTCAGCAAAGATTGCTAACGATACAATTGTAAATGCTGACATTAATACTGCAGCAGCAATTGATCAATCAAAGATCGCAAACCTTACAACAGACCTTTCTAATAAACTAGCACTTGCTGGTGGAACAATGTCTGGCGCAATTGCAATGGGTACAAACAAGATCACAGGTCTTGGAGATCCAACATCTGCACAAGATGCAGCAACTAAGAACTATGTAGATACAACAGTTCAAGGTATTGATTGGAAGGCATCTGTACGGGCAGCAACAACTGCTGCAGTAACACTTGCATCTGATCTTGAAAATGGAGACACTCTTGATGGTGTAACTCTTGCTACTGGAGATCGTATTCTTGTTAAGGATCAGGCAACTGGTTCAGAAAATGGTATCTATGTAGTTAAGGCATCTGGTGCTCCAGATCGTTCAACTGATGCAGATACAGGGGCAGAAGTAACTGCAAACTTTGCGGTATTTGTAGAGCAAGGAACAGCAAATGCTGACTCAGGCTTTACACTAACAAATAACGGTTCAGTTACAATTGGTACTACAGCACTTGTCTTTACACAGTTTACTGGTCTTGGACAAATTGTTGCTGGTACAGGATTGGACAAGACTGGAAACACTCTTGATATTGATTCAACAGTAGTAACATTAACTGGAACTCAGATTCTTACAAATAAGACACTGACATCACCAACATTAACAACTCCTGCTCTTGGAACTCCAGCATCAGGTGTTATGACAAATGTAACTGGTCTTCCAGTGTCAACTGGTATTTCAGGACTTGGAACTGGCGTAGCAACATTCCTTGCTACACCATCTTCTGCAAACCTTGCATCAGCATTAACTGATGAGTCAGGTTCTTCAACAGTAGCATTTACTAATAGCCCAACATTTGTTACACCAACACTTGGTGCAGCAGCAGCAACAAGCATTGCTTTTGCAGATGCTCTTGTTGGTTCTGCTCTAGCAACTGCTGGAACATCAGCAACTACAATTGATACATGGTCAGCAAGTACATACTCTGCTGCTAAGTACATTGTTCAAATGAAAAAGGGTAATGACATTGAAGTAATTGAAATGCTTGTTGCAGTTAATGGAACTAACGATGTTTATGTAACAGAGTACGCTGATGTACAAAGCAATGGCGAACTAGGAACAACAAATGCAGTTTATTCTGCAGGAAATGTTCTTCTTCAGGTAACTGGAGCAGCATCAGGAACTGATGTTAAAGTTCACAAGATTTATATCGAAGCATAATTAGAGACGGGAGTCAACTGTGGCAACACTTAATAAAGACTTTAAAGTAAAGCATGGGCTAAACGTAGCCGAAGGCGGTACTTTTGGATCAACTGTCACAGTTGCCACTCCTACAGAAAATGCACACGCAACAACAAAACTTTATGTAGATACAATATCGGCTTCATCAGCAGTAACAGTTGGAGCAACCGCTCCAGCATCACCATCTAATGGAAATTTATGGTTTGATACGACAACTGAAAGAGTTTATGTTTACTATGGTTCTGCCTGGATTGCTATGGCTACCCTTGCAGATGCAGAGGTTTTACAAGAGCATATTCACGATACGGCTATTGGCGGAACAGGACAAATTGCAACTACTTTTGTAGATGCAGGATATTATTACGACGCAGGAAATCTTATTAGTGCTGGATTTTATAATACCGATACTTTTGATGCCACATATAATGGTGGTACATCAACAGAAGTTTATAATTAAAATCTGATATAATATGACTATACACCAATGGAGGAGTAAATAATGGCAACAAGAATGCAACAGCGTAGAGGTACTGCAGCGCAGTGGATCTCTACAAACAGTGGTAATGGTCCAATCCTCAATGCTGGTGAAATCGGCTGGGAGTCAGATACTAATAAATTTAAAATTGGTGATGGCACAAATACCTGGGCAGCACTTGATTATTTTGCTGACATTAACTCAACAGTCAACCCAGCATTTGGTTCAAGCATCACATTTGAAGGTACTACAGATAACGCATACGAAACAACTCTTCAGGTAACAGACCCAACGGCTGATCGTACAATTACACTTCCAAACGTAACAGGAACAGTTATTACAACTGGAAACCTTTCAGACATTACAGACATTGGAGTATTTACTTCAACAATCGTAATGGAAGGCTCATCAGCAGATGCCTATGAACTTACTCTTTCAGCAGGAAACCCTACGGCTGATCGTACAATTACTTTCCCTGACTCAACAGGAACAGTTGCCCTAATAGAAGATCTTAACTCATCTCTTGGAACTGTTCTTGAGACATCAGATCTTTCAGTTACAGTTGCAGAACTTAATATTTCAGGAAATCTACTTGTTCCTAGTGCATCTATTATTCTTGAAGGTACTGGAGCAGATGACGCAAACGAGACAACTTTAACTGTTACAAACCCAACTGCTGATCGTACAATTACATTTCAAGATGCAACAGGAACAGTAGTTCTTAGAGATTCAACAGACACTCTTACAAATAAGTCAATTTCACTTGGCTCAAACACAGTCACATCAACACTTGCTCAGTTAAATACTGCAGTATCTGATGCTGACGTAGCCTCTCTTGCAGGTACTGAAACACTCACAAATAAAACAGTTAATTTAACTTCAAATACACTTACTGGAACAAAAGCACAATTTAATACTGCAATGTCAGATGCAGATTTTGCTACACTTGCAGGAACAGAAACTTTAACAAATAAGACTTTAACATCTCCAGCAATTAATACACCTACTGGAATTACAAAGACAGATGTTGGTCTTGCAAATGTTGATAATACAACAGATGCAAATAAGCCAGTATCAACTGCAACACAGACAGCACTTGACCTTAAGGCAAATCTTTCTGGACCAGCATTAACTGGAACTACTACAGCAGTTAATTTAACAGTCTCTGGAGATTTAACGGTAAATGGAACAACAACAAATATTAACTCAACAAACCTTGTAGTAGAAGATAAAAACATTGTTCTTGGAGATGCAGCAAGCCCAACAGATACAACTGCTGATGGTGGCGGTATCACATTAAAGGGAGCAACAGATAAGACATTTAACTGGGTAGACGCTACAGATGCTTGGACTTCATCAGAACACATTAACCTTGCTTCTGGAAAGGCAATATACCTAAATGGTACATTACAAACTGCTGCAACAGAAACCCTTACAAATAAAACAGTTGCTTTAGGTTCAAATACAGTATCAGGAACTCTAGCACAATTTAATACCGCAGTTACAGATGCTGACTTTGCATCTTTAGCGGGTACAGAAACTTTAACCAATAAAACTTTAACTAGTCCAGTATTAACTACTCCAGCACTAGGAACACCAGCATCTGGAACACTTACAAATGCTACAGGTCTTCCACTAGCAACTGGTATTTCAGGTTTTGGTACAGGGGTAGCAACATTTTTAGCAACACCTTCATCATCAAACCTTCTGTCAGCAATAACAGATGAAACTGGAACTGGATCTCTTGTATTTTCTACAAGCCCAACACTTGCTACACCTATTATTACACAGGCTCAGGCAACTCCATCTTTTACTTCTAATGCTTATACACTAGTTTCTGGAGATGCTGGTAAATTGCTTCTTGCTTCTAACTCAACAACAGCAGGAACAGTAAGTATACCAACAGATGCAACCACTAACTTTGCAGTTGGAACTGTGATTACTATTCTTCAAACTGGCTCTGGTCAGTTAACAATTCAAGCAGCATCATCTGGAACTACTACTCTTACATCAACTGGAGCAACTGCTGCTTCACCAAAGTGTAGAGTACAAAACTCTGCTATTACAATTGTAAAAACAGCAGCAAATACTTGGTACGCAATGGGAGATCTTTCATAATGAGAATACTTGGGGTTGTATCATCATCTGCAAAAGGCGCTCCTGGAGCACCAACTATTGGAACAGCAACAGATGTTGGAACAGGACGTGCATTCAACAACGGTTCTGCAACAGTAACATTTACTGCTGGATCTGGAGCGGTAGCAACATCATTTACTGCAACATCTAGTCCAGGTGGATATACAGGAACTGGAGTATCTTCACCAATTACAGTAACAGGATTACAGTCTAATACTGCTTATACATTTACAGTAACTGGAACAAATGCATCTGGAACTGGTTTAGCATCTGCTGCTTCTAATTCTATTACTGCTACTACGGTTCCAGCAACAATGTCCGCACCAACACCAACTGCTGGTGTTAATTCAAACTCTATTGCTTTTACCGCCCCAGCAAATGGTGGATCTGCAATTACATCATTTACAGTTACTGGCAGTGATGCTACTACTGGATCAGGTGCTACTTCTCCAATTACTATTGCTGATACTGGTGGAACTTCTCAAACTTATACAATTACGGCAACAAATGCAAATGGAACATCGGCTGCCTCTCCTGCATCTGGGTCTATTACTACTTTATCACCATTCTTCCCTCCATTCTTCCCGCCGTTTTTTCCATTCTTTCCTCCATTCTTCCCTCCATACTTCCCTAATTTCTATGCTTGCGGATGTCAGGTTTTCTCTACATATTGTGATGGATCTTCCCTTAGAGGAGTTAGATGGGATCCATGTAGTGGTGCGCCACAGGGTCAGGGCTGTAGCCAACCTAATTTTGGGCCGTGCTAATATGATATACTTTAATAAAGGAGAAAAATAAATGGCTACTTCTATAGTGGTGTATGTTGGTGACGAAATAGTTGCGACTGTTACACTTCCAAGTAATCCAATTTCATTTTACCAAAAAATACTTGATGCTGTTAAGAACAACCCAACAATGGTTGATATAACAAATATGGAAAATTATCCAGTTGAAGGTATGAGATTTGAAAATAATGTTTTTATTGAAACAGAAGAACTTAAGTTTATAAATAATCCAGGTCTATCTAACTCAACTACTTTTGCATTTGTTGTTGATGGTATTTATGTTGCTACTGAAGGTTTTGACACTTCAGAAAGCCCAATGTTTATATCAGCGTACCAAAGTAATCCAAGATTTGAAGTTTTAGAAAATGTTGAAAGTATTTATTTTTAATAAATAAAAAATGGGGGATGCTTTAAAGTGAGTGAAGATAAATCACCATGGCAAAAATACAAAGATAATATTGAAGAATATAAAAAAAATTTAGGCGATACAAGACCCTGGGATTTAATAAATCCAAATGTAGAAAAGTCTTCTGAAGAAGAAGCCTCAAGAAGGTTTGAAATATGCAGATCTTGTCCTGAATTAACAAAACGCACAGAGCAGTGCAAAAAATGTGGATGTTTTATGGCGGGTAAGGTTAGAATAAAAAAATCTTCTTGTCCTATAGGTAAATGGTAAGATGGTATAATAAATATAGAATGGGGGCTATATGTATAATGCAGAAGAAAATCCTTGGTTTACAAAAGACAGATCCGAGTCTATATCAAAAAGAATAGATAGAGTATTCAATGACATAGATGTGTTCAACCCAGCACTTGGGTTAAATATTTATAAAAATGCTATAAATAAAGAGGATATCTCTTGGATTATTGATACTCTTGAAAATAATCTTTCTAACGGGGCAGAGTATTCATGGAAGGAAGCACAGGTAACAAATTCTAATCAACCAATTAAGGCTGCAAGAGACTGTTCAGATTTTAAGTTTAGCAATAGAACATTAGGTTCAAAAAATGACTCAAACAAAGATTTATTTGATGTTTATGATAAAACATATAACATTGTAAAAAAGTGTGTTGATGACTATGCATCTTATTGGGGAATTGGTGTTGTTTATTATGAAGCATTTAATTTTGTAAAGTACGAAGGCGAAGGCCAAGAGTTTAAAATACATGCAGACCATGGACCACACTACAATACTACAGTTTCAATAGTTGTCTACCTTAATGATGATTATAAGGGTGGAGAATTATATTTTCCAAGACTTGATAAACTTACATACGCTCCCAAAGCAGGAGATATTGCAATATTTCCATCTAACTATATATATGAACACGCATCATTGCCAATGAAATCTGGAATTAAATATTGTGTAGTTATTATGTCAGACATAAATCTTTTAGGTCATTCAGGAAAATAAATAATGTATAATAAAAATAAAAGGGGATTAAATTGAATACAGAAAATAATGCAAAACAGCCTTGGAGCAGTTATGAAGAAATATCTCCAGGGATATTTGTTTATCATGATGTTTTGCCAAAAGAACTAGACCTTATAAATAGACTTGAATCAGTTTTAAGTAACAATGCAAAATACGCTTGGCAAGAAGCCTTTGTTGGGTATAGACAAAGAATGCCAGAATACAGAGACTGCGTTGACTTTAAATTTAAAAAAACAGATATGCAATATGATAAGTCTGAAGAATCTATAAAACTTCAAGAGATTTGGCAAGATTGTTTTGATAGACAAAGTTTAGCGGTACAGGATTATTGTCACAAATTTAATATAAATGGTTTAAAATATTGGGAAGCATTCAACTTTATTAAATATGAAAAAGGACACCACTTTATGGAACATCATGACCATGGGTTTTCATATAACTGTACTGTTTCACTTGTTGCATATTTAAATGATGATTTTGAAGGTGGAGAACTTTTCTTTAGACTGCAAGGAATAAACTATATTCCAAAAGCAGGAGATGTTGTTTTATTTCCTTCTAATTTTATGTATCCTCACCAAGCAAAGGTTGTTCATTCTGGAACAAAATATTCATTAGTTACAATGCTTGACTATAGTGAAAAGTTTCATACTCCTGAAATGTATAAAGAAACTGGATCTTAATGTCAGTTATAAAGTGTTATAAAAAAACACAAATAACACTAGATATTGCTCCAATGTCTATTAAAAGAGACTGGATGGATGAAACTCCACAAGGACATGCATATAGATGCCATCCAGTAACCTCTGCCAATGTTATTGGCTGGAACATCTCTTGCCCAATAGATGTAAGTTTTATTTGGAACGGTATAAATGATACAAGTGCAAATAATGTAACGATATTAGAAGGTGAACAATTTACTCAAACAGGAAGAGGACAATCTACTGTTAGTTTTAATACAAGGTTTATGTTAAGAACAGATAGCCATATGAGCGTTCTTACAATTAATCCACAAAACTATTTTAATCCTGATATAGAAGTGGTATCTTCTTTAATTTCAACATCTTTTTTAGATACAGACTTTCCATTAGCAATTAAATGCAAAACAGCAAATAAAAAAATAGTTATTAAAGCAGGAACTCCAATAGCAACAATAATACCGATATCTCTAACCTCTTTACAAAATGAATCTGTGGAGATGTTTAACTTTGAACCCACACAAGAATATTTTGAAAAGTTAAGGTCATATGGTGAAGCAGCACAAAAGATTAATCAATCTGGAGAATGGACTGACTGGTATAGAAATGCAGTAAATGAAAAAGGAGAGACTATTGGATCTCATGAAGTAAAAAACTTAAAACTTAGCGTAATCGATAATACAGGTAAAATAAAATGAAAGTAATTAAATTTATAAGTAATAGACCTTGGCTAACAAAAGAAAGCAAGTCAAAGCCAGAACCTGTTTCAAAGACAATTCCAGAATGGTATAGCGATGCTGATAGATTTGCAAAAATGGCAGATGGACAGTATTGGGTTGGTCCAGATAGTGGCAAAATTCCTACATGGAAGGCTTGTCCAGCAATTCTTGATATTCTAACAACTGGATATAATCTTTTAACTCCATGCGACATAGAGTTTTTTTTAGATAGTGCTGGTCAAATCGATGTAAATATTAAAGATCCATTATATAAAGATTTTGTTACAAAAAGAACACCTATGCCACAATTTTATCACCCAGAAGGATATTATGAGTACCATTTTGCATGGATGCCTGACTGGGCAGTGAGCGTTCCAGATGGATATAGCGTATTATATGTATCTCCATTTAATAGGTATGATCTTCCGTTTATGACTGTATCGGGAATTATTGATAACGATAAAGTAAAATTACCTGGATCCTTTCCATTTTTTATAAGACATGGGTGGACTGGAATACTTCCAGCAGGAACTCCATATGCCCAACTTCTTCCATTTTTAAGAGAAAACTGGAAATCTGAAATAGACATTCCAACGGTATCAGAAATGACAAAACACAATATGGATAATAGCAAAAGGTATCGTGTTCCAAATGGTGGGGTTTATAAAAAAGAAGTCTGGACAAGAAGAATATATGAATGAGAAATGGTATAATAAAAATATGACAGAAGAAATTCAAAATAAAAATATGGTTAAATTTGGTTCTATAACACCACCTGGGTTTTTTGGATCAGACCCAAAACATATTCAGGCTAGAGAAAACTTTATGACAAAAGAAGAACATGAGTTTTTATTAGATGCTGCAAAAAAAATAACAATCTGGGATGTAACTGAAACACACTACAATGAAGACGGGGTTGTTACATACGACTCAGATTATTGGAAAGATAGGGTAGCAACTGCTCCAACTTTAAATAAATTAGATCCTAAAATATCTATTATTATTGCAAATATGGTTAAAAGATTTAAAAAAGATGTAGATACTTATTTTGAAGTAGATGCTAAAGAAACAAGTCCAGCAATTGTAAGATGGCTTCCAGGACAACTGCAGATGCCACATGCTGATAAACAACTGTCTAATGGAGAACCAAATGATTTTCCTTGGTTTGATCTAGCAGGATTGTTTTATCTTAATGATGATTATGAAGGTGGAGAATTATATTTTCCAAATCAAGGAATTGAGTTTAAGCCAAAGCCAGGAGCAGCATATTTTTTCCCAGGCGACTTAAACTATGTTCATGGAGTTCGTGAAATTACTAGTGGTATTAGATATGTAATTCCATTCTTTTGGACAATTCAAAAACATACTGGAAGTAGGCAACCATAAAATGAATCTAAATAATAAAAATAGAATAACAAAAGATATTGTTGTTTATGAAAACTTTATTGATGCAGAAACTGCTGCAAAACTTGTAAAAGTTTTAGATAAGCATGTAGAAGTTGGAACAATATCCTGGATGCCAATATCTTTTTATGAGTCTTATTCTTCAGTATTGCCAGAAGATAATGATGAGCATGTTATTAGCGAAGGCTTGCCAAGCGATATATTTTCACAAATGAAAAAAGGAATTATTGATGCTGTTGCAAGTGTTCATGATCTTGACCCAAAAATAATTTCTCAAATTGGATATCACACACAAAAGTGGGAGCCAGGAGCATATGCAAGAAAGCATTCCGACAATACAGACGAACATGGTCACTCTGGTGCTTTTACAAGAAGTAGATACGCAGCCTTTCTATATTTAAATGATGACTTTGAAGGTGGAATGTTGAAATTTCCAGACCAAAAAATAAGTTTAAAGCCTAAAGTTGGAATGCTTGCTGCATTTGACGGGGGATTTAACAATATGCATGAAGTAACTCTTATTACCAATGGCGTTAGATATACTATTGGTTCTTTCTGGGATGACAGAGAAGAAGATGCATATCCACAAGAATTAAGAGATGCTTGGGCAGAAGAAATGAAAAAAATTAGAGATGCACAAAAAATTGAAAAAGAAGAATGGCAAGAAATTATAAAAGAAGGATATAAACTTGACATGAACGGCAATAGATATAAGATAGAAGATTTGTAAAAATGTCTAATATCTTAAAAGAACAATTAAAAAAAAATAACTTTGATATTGAAGAAATTTTTAGTGATGTTCTTTTAGTAGAAAATTTTTTATCTGAAAAAGAAATATCAGAAATATTTAGCATTATTAACAAAACTACAGAAGAGTCTTGGTCTATAGAATACCATGCAAATCTAAAATCTTTTTGTATAGAAAAGTTTGGAAGAGATGATGTAGAAAATTTAGTTGAAGAAGGAAAATTTGAAATAACTCAAAATTGGAAAGATAAAAATCTTAATATCCATAATGAGGATATTCATAAAGAAATATATAAAAGGTTAAACGATTTATTATTAAAGTCAAATGATAACTTAGAGTTAAGTGGTTTTGCAACTATACAAAGAATGCAAGAGGGTATTGAGTTAAAGTGTCATACAGATCAAGACACAGACCCCTCAATATGCTATGCAACAATTCTTTATCTTAATGATGAATATTCCGATGGAGAGTTATTTTTTAAAAATATAGATTTAACTTTAAAGCCAAAAAAGGGATCATTAATAATTTTTCCAGGAACAGAAAAATATCATCATGGAGTCAAGCCAGTTGGTAAAGGGCCAACAAGGTATGTTTTAGTTGGATTTATTAAAGAAAAAGATTTTTATCAAAAAAACAAATACAAAGGAAATGGAGAAAGATAATGAATAAAACAATTTTAGAGGAAAAAGTATACTACTATGAAGATGGTGTAAAAAACTTTGACCAACTAATGAAAACTATTAGTGAATTAGATGAACTAAATAACAATGAACGCTGGGAAAATTGGACATCATCTGGCGATAAAAAATTTATATATGGACAAACCAAAACATTTGATTTAAACCAAATAGAAAGAATGGATGAACCATATAAGGAAAAAATGTATTATATTTATAAAACAATTATGGATTCTTTTTATGAAGTTTGCAAAGACTATGCAGAATCAATAGGCGATAAAGATGAGCCAAGACTGTTTCCAGTATTTAATATTAAAAAATATGATGTTGGTATAGGAATGGGAGCACATTTTGATCAACTTGATGGAGACAAAACATTAAGATATTCTTTAACTATGTATTTAAATGATGATTTTGACGGAGGAGAGATTTCATTTGTTTTGTCAGACTATGATGGTGTTTCTAAAAAACCACCCTCAGATTTAAACTATAATGTTGCTGTAGCAAAAAATCAAATTGATTTTGGAATAAAGCCAAAAGCAGGAAGTATTTTGATTTTCCCATCTGCAGCACCATATTATCATACTGCTCATATTGTAAAAAATAATTTTAAATATATGATCCCAGGACACTGGATTCACAACGGTATGGAATTAAATCAAGGAATGTAAAATTAATGAAAACTGCAATAGTAACTGGAGCAAGCAAAGGTGTGGGGCTGGCAACAGTTAAAAGGCTATCTGAAAATGGCTATAGGGTCATTGCAGTTTCAAGAAATCTATCAGAAGTCTCTAAACTAGAATCAGAGACTGTTGAGGTTTATCAATTAGACATTACAGACTTTAAAGCAATAAAGTTATTTTTTGAAAAATATAAAGATATCACTTTAGACCTTTTAGTAAATAATGCTGGGGGTGGGGCTGGACCCACTTACATTATTAATGAGACTCCAGAAAACTTTAGAAAAGCCTATGATATAAATGTAACTGGCCCCATGTATCTGTCTCAACTGTTTGTTCCATGTATGCAAAAATCTGAATCTGCAACCATAATTTTTGTAACTTCTTTTGGTGGCAAGATTGCATACCGTGGTGGTGGAAACTATACTAATGCTAAGCGTGGTCAAAGAGGATTGATAGATACAATGAGGCTAGAGTTTCCGCAATATAACATTAAAATAACTGAAGTTTGTCCAGCAACAATAGATACGCAAGAAGAAAAAAGAGATCAAGCATTAACTGCTGAAGACCTTGCAGAAGCAATTTTTTGGGTTGGATCATTGCCAAGTCATTTAAACATAAACCAAATAGAAATGTGTCATGTTAGTAGCAGTAAGTATGGATAGACAACCTTTGTTTATCTAAAGTGCTAACCCTTAAGGATACATCTATACCTTAAGTTTAAGCATGTTTTTATTCTTTAAATCATGATATACTTAAGACCACTTTGTAAAACTCAAAGTACTCATCTAAATTTGCTTAGAAAGGTAAATAAATGTCAGAAGTTTTTTCGTTTCGTCTATCAGAAGAATTTGTAAATAAATATAATAATGTTCCAGCACCATTTGGATTTTCAGATGCTGGATCTAACTCATTAGGAGAGATTACATTTATTCGTACATATTCTCGCATGAAAGAAGACGGCACAAAGGAACGTTGGCATGAAGTTTGTCGTCGTGTTATTGAGGGTATGTATTCAGTACAGAAGAATCATGCTAAAGATAATCGTTTACCTTGGAATGATAACAAGGCTCAGAAGTCTGCACAAGAAGCCTTTCAAAGAATGTTTGAATTAAAGTGGACACCACCAGGACGTGGACTATGGGCTTTCGGTACTCCTATGACCATGGAAAAGCGTAACTCTGCAGCCCTACAAAATTGTGCAATGGTATCAACAAGAGACATTGATCGCAACGACCCTGGTGCTTTATTTGCTTGGGTAATGGATGCATTAATGCTGGGTATTGGAGTTGGATTTGATACCCTTGGACAAGACAAACAAATGTCTATATATGCACCTACTGAGCCAGCATCTATTTATGAAATCCCAGATACTCGTGAAGGATGGGTTGAATCAGTTCGTTTTTTAATTAACTCATTTCTTCGCCAAAATCAACCTATTCAAGAGTTTACCTACGATCTTATCCGTCCTCTAGGAGCCCCAATTAAGGGCTTTGGAGGGGTAGCAAGCGGTCCAGCACCACTTATTGATCTCCATACACGTATTCGCAATGTAATTGGCTCTAGGGCAGGAGAACTATTAGATAGCCGTGCAATTGTAGATATTGTAAATCTTATTGGTACTTGTGTTGTTTCTGGAAATGTTCGTCGTTCTGCAACTCTTGCACTTGGAACACCAGAAGATGAAGGTTTTATTAATCTTAAGAATCCAGAAGTATTTCCAGACCGTAACTCCTACGATCCAACAAAACCAGGATGGGCTTGGATGTCAAACAATTCTATATCAGCAACAGTTGGAACAAAATATGAAGACTATGTAGATTTAATTGCAGATAATGGAGAGCCAGGTTTTATTTGGCTAGATGTTGCCAGAGAGTACGGTAGATTAAAAGATGCACCAGATTATAAAGATTCCAGAATCATGGGATTCAATCCTTGTGCGGAGCAGCCATTAGAATCATACGAACTTTGCACACTTGTAGAGGTGCACTTAAATCGTCATGAATCTAAGGAGGACTTCCTCAAGACATTGAAGTTTGCATATCTTTATGGAAAAACTGTAACACTGATGCCAACACATTGGCAGCAAACAAACGGTATTATGCAAAGAAACCGTCGTATTGGAACATCGCTCACTGGGATTGCTTCTTTTGCTGATAACAGTGGACTTCCAGCATTACGTGAATGGATGGATGAAGGGTATCAAAAAATTCGTCACTATGACCACAAGTATTCTGAGTGGCTATGTGTTCGTGAGTCAGTTCGTGTAACTACAGTCAAGCCTTCAGGATCTGTATCACTTCTCTCTGGAGCAACTCCTGGAGTTCACTGGGGTCCTGGAGGGGAATTCTATCTTCGTGCTATTCGTTTTGGCAATACTGATCCAATGATGCATTTATTTAAAGCAGCGGGGTATAAGATTGAAGATGACCTTGTATCAGCAAACACATCAGTTGTATATTTCCCAGTAGCATCTGGACACAAACGTGCAGAAAAACAAGTAAGCCTATTTGAAAAAATTGGACTTGCTGCAACTGCTCAAAAGTATTGGTCTGATAACGGTGTTTCTGTAACTTTGTCATTTAATAAAGAAGAAGAGACAAAGTTTATTGCACCAGCACTTAATATGTATGAAGGACAGTTAAAGGCTGTTTCATTCTTACCAATGGGTAATAAGACTTATCCGCAGCAACCATATACTGAGATTTCAAGAGAGGCGTATAATGCCTATGTTGGAACAATTGGAAAGATTGATTGGTCTGCAATTTATGACGGTAAAGATAATTTAGATGCTGAGTCTGAAAAATATTGTTCAACTGATGCTTGCGAGATTAAATTATATTAAGACGTATCCTGCTATAATAAGGGGATAGGAGAGTAATGTCTAGCCCATCAAATTTATACGCAGAAAAGGTTTTTAGTGAACACCCAATGGCTCTTTGGGCACTAGACGATAAACTTGACTACGTTAGCCTTATTTCAGAAGCGCAAAGAAATATACTTACACTTTGGGATGAAACAGGCTGTACTCTTTCAGCAGGTACTGGATTAACAGGTGAGCCATTTCTAGATAGTTACACTACAAAAGTTAGTTGTAGCATACCAGTTGGGGCTACAAATGAGGCTATTTTAAAAAGCCCAGAAATAATGAATTTTCAAGATCTAGACTTAGAACTTGGAACATTTTGTATTGGAACACATTTTTATTCTGGAAGCGTTTATCTGGAGTCAGTTTCTATAGGGTATGAGTATACAGATACAACAACTTCACAGGTTGTGCAAAACTTAAAAACTTTTAATACCTCAATATCAAATCAGTGGGGTTTTATATCTGAGACATTTGAAATACCAAACGAAAATACAAACTTTAAAGTAGTTATAAAGATAGTTACAAATACTGGTGGAGACAATATAAATGACTATGAGTTTTATTTTAATGGAATATCTTTAGGTCAGTGGTCTGAAGAATTTAACGTAGTATCTTTAGGTGTATACCCAGAAAGTTTTCCAGCAGAAATTGAATTAACTACAGGTAGCAGCGTAATTCCAGCACCAGCATATGGAATATCTTCTGATACTGGGTATTATCTTGTAAATGATAATTCTTTGGTGGCAAAAAATACTGGAGTTCCTTTGGTTTTTGGTGCATCAAATGTTACAAAACTATCGCCTAATATAGATGGAGACCCTTCGTTTATATTTCCTGGTAAAGGATTTTTACATGAAAATGGAAGACATAGTGATTACACTGTAGAGTTTTGGGCAAGAATAAACTCAGACTCTAATGACCCTAAAAGAATTTTTGGACCAATCGCAAGTGAGGATGGACTTTATGTAGAAGGTGGATTCTTAACTCTTTTAATTGGTGGTAAGTTTAGTTCTCATTTTGTTGGAGAATGGTTTAGACCAATGCTAATCCATATCAGGTTAATTACTGATAATGCTACAGTATTGATTAATGGAGAACAAGTAATATCATTAGACTTTGTTACATCAAACATATCTTTGCCAGAAATAACTGAAGAAGATTGGCTTGGATTTTATGCTTATACCAATGTAAATCCAATAGAGATTGACTGTGTAGCCATCTACTCATATCAAGTTGCAAATGTTGTAGCAAAAAGAAGATACGTATACGGTCAGGGTGTGGGATCATCAGAAAGTATTGATTCTGCCTTTAGTGGAACTTCTGCATTTATAGATTATTCTTTTGCAGATTACACAGCAAATTATAACTACCCAGATTTTGCACAGTGGCAACAAGGATCATTTGACAATCTATCAACAACTGCAACTGCGTTAACAACCCCACAATATTCCTTGCCAACAATATTTACTGGAACAAAAACATTGCAAGAACTATACGATGACTCAGATAATATATATCAAAACCTTACTAGTGGATACCTGGGCACAGATAGTCACTTTATATCCTTAAACCCAAACTCAACTTGGAATAATGATGGTGCATACATTAACTTTGGAAACTTTAATATTTTAAATTCACAAGTTGCATGTTTGTATGGAGTCTTTCAAGCAAATAACCAGGGCAGTGGAGGAGATGAAGACGAAGAGGTATTATTTAAAATATATAACCAAAGCACAGGAAACTATTTTTCTATTAATGTAGATGGGTTGGATGTTGTATATTCTTTGTATTACTCAGGGACATCTCAAGAAATATATCGTACAGATGAGTTTGAAGTTGGAGAACTTTTTGCTGCTGGAATTAATATTCAGACACTTGTAAATACATTTGGTGGAAATCTTGCAACATTCTTTGGTAATCAAAACTCCCTAAGCCTTTATGTTGGTGGAGATAACTCTGGATCTAAAACCTTTAGAGGCTACATCTTTTCTATTGGATTTTCAACAGAGTTAAACTCAAACTTAATATCCAGTTATTTTGATGATAATGGAATTGCTATTATTGATACATATGTGGGTAGTGGAGTTGAGTCATCTGAAAATGCACTAGCACTATTATCACATACGGCAAGTTATACTCTTTTGCCAACATATGCTTATGGAAGTTTGTTCTTAGATATTGGAGTTTCTGGATACTGGGAAGACTATATGCCACTATCTTATTTTGGACAATATGTTCAAAACGATGTTGGAAATTCTTTTTATGATTTAGATTTTTTACAGTTTAATATTGGATACCCATCACCATCAAGCCTACTTGAATCAGAAACAACGGGGTCTTGGACATATGAAGAACTATCTAGTTTATATTCACTTCCGACTCAAAGAACATATCAACAGTTGGACAACTCCCTGCTTACTGGCTGGAACAATTACCAAGATCTTAAAGAAAAAGCATTAAAGTATTATGAGTATAATACTGAGAGTTCAGCAATTAGAAGTTATGTTACCTTTCAATATATTACTGATGGAGCAAACCTATCACAAGATAATTTTACAACAACCATTCCTGCAAAAGAAAATGCAGTAGTTGATGTTTCTGACTATTCTTCTTGGTCAACTACAAAATTTGAGGTTGTTGACAATACAATAATTTATCCAAGAAAAGACGTTGACTTTAATAGTTTAGCAATTGTTTATCATCTTGATTTTAATATTCGTGGAATACTAACAAAACCAATACTATTAAGAAAACTTGAACTTGCATCACAAGCATTAAACGATAATTCATTTAATCCCATAGGAACAAGGTTTGGAACAGACCTATTTCCATATAAACGCTCTGGGCTATACTATGATTATAAATCAAATAACCCGTTTAGTATTTATAAGGGAAGCACCCCATACCTATACATGAACAGAACATCTGGAATACAGGTTCGTGGAGATTTTGACTCAAACTTTGATCGTGGAATTTCAATGCCAATTAATCAGTCTCTTGCAGAAAATTATAGAGTAAGCGCAATGCAGTCTTGGATAAGATATGATCAAGAATCATTTACAGTAACCCCAATTCCTTTATTTGAAATAAAGCATAAGGCAGATACTATTGTTTTCTTTGTTGTAGCAAATGATGAAACTGGTCAGCGTGGTAGGGTTTATGCTAAAAATAAATCAGACAACTCAGATTTTCAGGGGATATCTTATTATCTTAATGGAACACTTGTAAGAGAACCAGTATTAACAATTAAGGAATGGTCAGCGCTTGGGGTTAATTTTGCAGAAGCCGTAAACTTTGACCTATTCATAGGATCAATTAACCTAAATAGTCCAGCGTTGTTTAATAATGTTGCATACTACCAAGCCAACAACCTTCAGCAATTACAGTCTAAAATTAATAGGCCATGGCTCAAGGTTAAGCAAGATGGCGCTACAAGTATAAATTGGTCTTACTGGCTAAATAACTACACTTGGGAAGGCGTTCTAGTTATTTCTGCCTCAGCCCTATATGGAGTTAACGCTCAAGATGTATATAAAACCTACATTGGAACTAATAAAATTATCATTGATGACGAAGAAGGAATGATTTTTGACGCAGATAAGATGAAAATCTATAATGACACAACATGGTCAGTATCTGTTGGATCACCAGTGTAATCTGGTATACTTGTGGTTATGGATTCTTTATTTAGCCCAAAAACTGGCAAACCAATTGTTGAAAATGTAAGACGTAAGGTCATTGATAAGCATTATGACTGGGGTCTTTACGTATACAAGAAATCAAACGGAAAGTGGTTTACTGACGGCACTGGGTCTGTATTAAACATTCCCTCTCAAAAGGGTGACATCTCTCAAATTGCAAAACTTAAACAGGCTGCAATCTTTAATGGCGATGAAGGAGATGGAACATGCGTATTTGTTCCAGGATTAACTAGAATATCTGAAGAAGAATATTCAGAACAAAAAGATAGAATGAGACAAGGTTTAATTCCAAATGTTAATGACTTAGGCGCAATAGCCGATGCACAGAAAACATTAAAAACACATGGAAGGGATGCGTACGAAAGTGACTGATGATGATAACTTCCAGTATGTTAGGGCAAGCCTAAATACTCAAGAACAAGAAGAAAATCAATTTAAAACAAACGACCCATTTAATAAAAATTGGGAAGAACTAAAAGAATACACAGGATTAGATCAAAACTTTCGTCGCCGTGTAGCAAGACAAGTTAATAAGGCAATAACTCCAAATGAAGCATATCTAGACTCTGCAAATGCAACTCCATCTGGAGTAGATGCTGGATCAAAGGCTCTTAATCCTGGAACGGTATATAGAAATGGATACGGTCTATTTGACGTAATCACACCACCATACAATATGTATGAACTTGCAAACTTTTATGATACATGTTTTTCAAACCATGCTGCTATTGATGCAAAGGTAGAAAACATTGTAGGTCTTGGTTATAGGTTTGATGTTACAGATAGAACTTCCCTAAGACTAGAAACTTCAGAAGATGAAGGCGCAACTGGAAGAGCAAGAAGCAGAATTGAAAGAGCCAAGATTGAACTTCGTGATTGGCTAGAGAATCTTAATGACGATGATAGTTTTACAAAGATCATGGAAAAAGTTTACACAGATGTTGAAGCAACTGGTAATGGATTTATTGAAGTTGGTAGAACCATTAAGGGTGAGATTGGATATATTGGTCATATTCCAGCAACTACGGTTCGTGTTCGTAGACTTAATGATGGCTACCTTCAAATTATTGGTCAGGCTGTTGTTTACTTCAGAAATTTTGGTGCAACCAATCCAAATCCAGTAACAGCCGATGGCCGTGCAAATGAAATTATTCACCTTAAGTCATACTCTCCATTAAATACTTATTATGGAATTCCAGATATTGTTTCTGCAATGCCGTCGCTAATTGGTGATCAACTAGCATCAAGATATAACATTGATTATTTTGAAAACAAGGCTGTCCCACGATATATTATTACTCTAAAGGGTGCAAAACTTTCTGGTGATGCTGAAGATAAGATGTTTAGATTCCTTCAGACTGGCTTAAAGTCTCAGTCACATAGAACTTTATATATTCCACTTCCTGGAGATACAGATCAAAATAAGGTTGAGTTTAAAATGGAGCCAATTGAAAACGGTATTCAAGATGGATCTTTCAAGGAGTATCGTAAACAAAATCGTGATGACATTCTCATTGCCCATCAAGTTCCTATATCTAAACTTGGTGGCTCAGAGTCTGGTTTAGCAGCAGCACTCTCCCAAGATCGTACATTTAAAGAGCAGGTTGCCAGACCAGCACAACATCATTTAGAAAAAGTTGTTAATAAGATTATTAAAGAAAAGACAGATGTTCTTGAACTTAAATTTAATGAACTAACCTTGACAGATGAGATTGCTCAATCTCAAATTCTTGAAAGACTTGTTAAAACTCAGATCATGATGCCAAATGAGGCTCGTCAGGCTCTTGATTTGCCACAACGTAAAGATGGAGATGCTCCATTTGTAATGACTCCAAGACAGGCTACAGATGCTGCTGCAAATCTTTCTGGTAATAGAGCAAGAGATGCACAAAGAACAAATAATAATTCTGACTCCCCAAGTACAGTTACAGGACGTAATCCTGCAGGTGAGGGTAGATCATCTCAATAATTGAGAAATCTAATAAAACATTTGGTATAATGGATTCTGATATGATAATAAACAAGGCAAATTGGACAACAGACAAGGATAGCCTACGTCTGTCAATGCCTATTGGTAAGGTAGACGTAGAACGCCGTATGGTTTCTGGTTTTGCATCTTTAGATAATATTGACAAGCAGGATGATATTGTTACAGCAGAGGCAAGTGTTCAAGCATTTAAAAATTTCAAGGGTAACCTAAGAGAAATGCATCAACCATCAGCAGTAGGCAAGATGGTTTCATTTAAAGAAGACCGCTACTTTGACCCAAATTCAAAGAAGTTTTATAACGGAGTTTATGTATCTGCTTATGTTTCAAAGGGTGCACAAGATGCCTGGGAAAAAGTCCTAGATGGCACGTATAGTGGTTTTTCTATTGGTGGCAATATTAAGGTTTGGGACGATGCATATAATGCAGACCTAGACAAGTCAATTCGCATTATTAAAGACTATGATCTTTATGAATTATCACTAGTTGATAGCCCAGCAAATCAATTTGCAAGCATTATTTCTGTTGAAAAGGTAAATGGTCAGAATGTTCTAACTGGAACATCTGCAGACACTGTTATTGAAAATGTTTTTTATGATTCTGAAAACGGTATCGTATTAGTGTCTGACTCAGAAGCAGAAGCAAGCCCAGTCAGTGGTAAGAATATGGAAAACATTGGTTTCGTAGAAAAGAATGATGAAGAAAAAGCAAACATGATAAAGTTCTTAGTTGATAGTGCTAAAGGCATTAGTACAATTAAGATTACCAAGGAGGTAAATAAAATGACAGAAACAACAGAAGCAGTATTAGATGCTGTAGTTGAAAATGTTGAAATTACTCCAGAGGCACAGCCAGCAGAAGTAGAAACTCCTGCAGTCGTTGACGAAGCACCAGCAGATCTTGCTGTTGCAAAATCAGATGATGGTGGTGCAGTTCCTTCTGCTCTAGTAGTAGAAGAAGAGAGCGTTGTTCCAGAAGTTGAAGCCGAACTTGCTGTAGCAAAGTCAGATGAGTCAGTTGCAGATGCAATTGCTGAAATCAAGAACTCTCTTACTAATGCCTTTGGCGATCTCGCTACAACCATTAAGTCTCTTAATGAGCAGGTTGCAGCACTTAACAAGTCCGTTGACGATGTGTCTACAGAAGTAACACAGGTCAAGGGTCAGTTCAATGAGTTTGGAAAGAGAGTAGATGCCGTTGAGCAAGATACCGCTTTCCGCAAGTCTGGCGATCTAGGCGAGATCGTGCAGTTTGAGCCTGTAAAGGTTCAGAAATCCCTATGGGGCGGACGTTTCCTCAAAAATTCCGACCTATTTAATTAACAAT